CTTCAGGCGACCATCCCGACCATACTGCTGTCTTGATGTGCTCATATTCCTCGACGGTAACAGTAGACTTATCCTTACCCTTACCTTCTGGGGAGATGAAGTCCGATGGTTTATTGAAACCGGATGCAATCAATTCATCCAGCGCTACTGTCTCAGCAGATGCGGTACCTGCCTCTGCTTTCTTGAGTTGCTCTCGTACTTTCTCGGCCAGTTCTTGCTGAGCAGTGAAATTCGCCACGTTGGCGGGATTAAGTAATGTTCTCATGTCATTTTCTCCATATGTAATGACGTTAAAGAATGCCTAGGGGTTTTTCCCGAAGACAGGGTCATTAAACCTTACACATGGTAACGAATCAAGGGATAACCTGACATCTTGTATAGTTTGTTAGTGTCGCACTAACAAATATGGGAAAACGTGTCGAAACGTGATATCCGATGGGGTACCCACCCCCTATGACCCCGCTGTCAACAACGCGTAGCCATCAACGTATATATTACTAATTTCCACAAACTTTCAGTCCATTTTTGGTTTCAGCACCCCCACCCCCTCTATATAGGGAACACCCCCCGTCTCTTTTGAAATCGGCATAGCAAAAATTTTTTGTAGTCATTTTTTATAAACATTAACTTGTTATAATGTAAATAACGGGATAGTAGCTGGGGGGCTACCCGTGCCGTATAAAAGCGTTAGCGACAAAAAAGCGTGGCATAAGCGATACCACAAAGACTGGTACGAACGTAATAAAGAACAGCAAAAGGCTAGGATTGCCAGAAACCGGAAACGGTATCGCGCCGAGTGGAATTCGTTTAAAACCGAGCAGGAATGTTCACGGTGCGGCTTCGCGCATCCTGCGGCTATTGATTTTCACCACAAAAACCCCGCCCCAGACGACCGTAAGATTAGCCACCTGACCTCAAACGGACAGTACAGTCTGGCTAGAAAGGAAGCAGAGGAACGGTGCATACCGCTCTGTGCAAATTGCCACCGTATATTGCATTGGGACGAGACTCACGACTAAATGTAAACCATTGTGTCTAAACATGATCTACGGTATAAATCGGCACTAACGGTTTAATACCTGCGGAAACAGTATGTCTTTAGAGATTGAACCCGAAGTCGGCGTGCCGTTTTCGGAGAAAGTGCCTAGTATTGATCTTCGGACTCGGGTCGAAGCCGCGAGTGCTACCGCCTCTATGCTTGCTGAACACGGGTTAGAGGTTGAACCCTCCGCTGAAGACAACAACATTGCGGCGAAATTGACCCTAGCGTACGCAGATGACCCCGAGAAAACCTCGAAGAAGGTCAGTAACAAGCGTGCATCCACGCTACCACCCGCCGCATTGGTCGCTACACATGGGATTTTGACCCAGTTTGGGCACTCTGTGGTGGAAAGTGCGACCCAAGTACGGCATTTGGTGACCAATAAGCTGATCGAAGAGACTGAAAACCCCGATCCGCGCGTTAGAATCCGTGCATTAGAGCTGTTAGGTAAGATTTCGGACGTAGGACTCTTTACGGAGAAGGCTGAAGTCACCATAACGCATAAAACTACGGATGAATTACGTGAAAGTCTGCGTTCAAAGCTGGCAAAACTGGTCGAACCCGCCGAAGAAGCCGAGGATGCAGTCATTATTGACGGCGATGCAGTGGACGTAGACGCAGAACTGGGGATTTCGGATGACTGAAGCCGGTGTGGACTTCTCAGAAGAGGATATCCAGACGCTTTTGAACAATTTGGACGCGTTTTCTGCGGATGAGATCGCTGAGATTGATAAAATCACGGGTGAACTGTCCGCGAGGAAGGAGAATCAGGCCGCATACAACGATCTGATTGCGTTTTGTAAGCTCATGATGCCGGAATTCATCGTGGGTAAGCACCATCGGATACTGGCAGACATGCTGATGGCGATCGAATCGGGTGATAAGGACCGTGTTTGCGTCAATATACCCCCTCGTCACGGCAAATCTCAGCTCGTTTCTATCTTCTATCCGGCATGGTTTTTGGGTAGAAACCCTAACAAGAAGGTCATGATGGTGTCCCACACCACGGATCTGGCGGTGGATTTTGGGCGAAAGGTACGTAACCTGATTGCCACAGATCAGTATAAAAGCGTATTTCCTACCACATCACTAGCACAGGATAGTAAGTCAGCAGGTAGATGGAACACAAACGTGGGAGGCGAATACTATGCGTGTGGTATTGGTAGTGCTCTTGCTGGTCGTGGTGCCGATCTACTTCTGGTCGATGACCCTCACTCTGAGCAAGATGTCATTAATGGCAACTTCGAGGTATTCGACAAAGCCTACGAGTGGTTTACCTTCGGTGCACGAACCCGTTTGATGCCCGGTGGACGGGTAGCCATCATCCAGACACGGTGGCACATGGACGACCTGACAGGCCGTGTGACGGCTGATATGGGTAAGAACGCGCGTGCTGATCAGTATGATGTGGTGGAGTTTCCTGCGATCCTAGAGGTGCAGAACAAGAAGACGAAGAAGTACGTCGAGAAACCCCTGTGGCCTGAGTTCTTTGATCTAGAAGCTCTGTTACGTACCAAGGCATCTATGCCGACGTTTCAGTGGAACGCGCAGTACCAGCAACAACCCACCGCAGAGGAGGCGTCGATTGTCAAACGCGAGTGGTGGGGAATATGGGATCAAGACACACCGCCCTCTTGCGAGTACATTATTATGTCGCTGGACGCGGCGGCAGAGACCCACAACCGTGCCGATTACACTGCACTGACGACGTGGGGGGTGTTCCTCAACGAGAACACTAACGCGTATAACGTCATCCTGCTCAATAGCATCAAGAAGCGGATGGAGTTTCCTGAGCTGAAGCAGATGGCGATGGAGGAGTATCAGGAGTGGGATCCCGATGCGTTCATTGTGGAGAAGAAGTCCGCAGGTACGGCGCTGTACCAAGAGATGCGACGGATGGGCCTGCCCGTGTCAGAATACACACCACACCGTGGCTCAGGTGATAAGATGGCACGGTTGAATTCTGTTGCAGATATTGTAGCGTCAGAATTGGTATGGGTACCGCCGACACGGTGGGCCGAAGAGGTAATAGAAGAAATTGCTGGATTTCCGTTTATGAGCCATGATGACCTCGTGGACTCAACGGTGATGGCCCTGATGAGGTTTAGGCAGGGAGGATTTATTCGCCTACCCACGGACGAACCAGATGAACCACAATACTTCAAGCGTCGAAGCGGCGGGTATTACTAAGAGGCTAGGACATGGCTATAGAAAAAGGAATGTACTCTGCGCCAGAAGGCATGGATGAGATCGCTGAAGAGGGTGGATCTGAGTTAGAGATTGAGATCATAGACCCTGAAGCGGTCATCCTCGACGACGGGTCGATGGAGATTACCCTGATCCCTGACGCAGGCATCGAGGATATGATGGCGTTTGACATCAATATCGCCGAGGTACTGGACGAATCACACCTACAAGAGATATCAAGCGAGCTGACCGGCCTGATTGAGTCGGATATAGACGGTCGGAAAGAGTGGGCTGACACCTTTGTAAAGGGTCTAGATGTGCTGGGCTTCAAGTATGAAGAGCGTACTGACCCGTGGGAAGGCGCGTGTGGTGTCTACTCAACCATCTTGGCGGAAGCGGCTATTCGGTTCCAAGCCGAAACCATGTCCGAGACGTTTCCCGCCGCCGGTCCTGTAAAAGTCAAGATTCTGGGGGAAGAGTCTAAAGAGAAGGAAGAGGCCGCTCAACGCGTTAAAGCGGACATGAACTACGAGTTGACGGAGCGGATGGTCGAGTACAGACCTGAGCACGAGCGACTCTTATATAGCCTAGGACTCTCTGGTTCGGCGTTTAAGAAGGTTTACTACGACCCCAATATGGGACGTCAGGCCGCTATCTATATCCCCGCAGAGGACGTTATCGTCCCTTACGGCGCAAGTCACATCGAGACTGCGGAGCGTGTGACCCACGTCATGCGTAAGACCAAGAACGAGTTGCGTAAGTTGCAAGCGGCTGGGTTCTATCGTGACATAGAGTTGAACGAGCCACAGCCCTACCACTCAGATATTGAGGAGCGTAAGGCGGAAGAAGGTGGGTTCTCGCTGACTGACGACAACCGGTATGCGTTGTACGAAGTTCACGCCGACATGATTATCGAAGGGTTGGACGATTCAGAGGACGACATCGCCAAGCCGTACGTAGTCACTATCGAGCGTGGTAGCGGTGAGATCCTAGCGATACGCCGGAACTGGAATGAGATAGACCCGCTACAGCTCAAGCGTCAGCACTTCGTACATTACGTTTACGTCCCCGGATTTGGCTTCTACGGCCTTGGATTGATCCATATCATAGGAGGGTACGCCAAGGCGGGAACGTCGCTCATACGGCAGTTGGTGGACGCTGGTACGCTGTCTAACTTGCCCGGTGGCCTCAAGTCTCGTGGCCTACGAATTAAGGGTGATGACACGCCGATAGAACCCGGCGAGTTCAAGGACGTTGATGTACCTAGCGGTTCTATCCGCGACAACATCATGCCACTTCCTTACAAGGAGCCAAGCCAGACTCTGCTTGCGCTTCTGAACCAGATCACGAACGAAGGGCGTCGTCTGGGTGCTATCTCAGATATGAACATCTCTGACATGTCGGCTAACGCGCCTGTGGGCACAACGCTGGCACTCTTGGAGCGAACTCTCAAGCCGATGGCGGCAGTACAGGCACGTGTCCATTATGCCATGAAGCAAGAGTTCAAGATGCTCAAGGAGATCATGGCGGAGTACGCCCCGCAGGAGTACGG